CGCCACCACTTTTAGGAGAAGCCATTCCAGAGAGCATATCAGCGAAGATTTCACCGCCAAGCCAGCCTGGAAGGTTAGCCAATCCAGATATTATGGAATATACTACTGAATATATAGCGTCAAGGACAGCCTGAAGAATAGGCATGTATGGCTTGAAGTTATCCCAAAGAAAATTTACCAACGGTTTGAAGAACGGGAGGAATGTGTCAAAGAAGTCGTTTAGTATTTTGAAGAAGCTGTTACCACTTGAGCCGCTAAGTGGAATGACTGCTTCCGGACCGGCTTCACCTATAACAGCTTTAGTAGGTCCGGTTACTATACCACCTTCAGCAAACCAGTTGAAAGGATTGAGGGCGTCACCTATTGAACCTATTATGCCCTTTACACCGTCCAGCATCTTACCGGGTAAGTCTGTTACGAATCCCCATATCTTTTGAATACTTCCCCATATCCAATCAATTACAGACTTTACACCTTCCCACGCCGACTTGAATACTCCTATTATCCAACCAGAAACGATATCCCAGACCTTCTTAAAGGTATTCCAAACCCATGAAAATGTCTTCTTTATAAAGCCCCAAATCTCTTTACGGAAATACCATACGAATCCAACAATAACAGCAACGGCAAGTGCTATAGCTGTAAGAGGAAGTAATGCTATTAGAACGGGAGCCATCGCGATAGAAAGTGCTATAACTCTCTGACTGGCGTTTAAGATCCACATACCCAAATCCCACGCCATTTTAGCCGCTTTCCAAGCCCAATCCTTTGCAGACATTATTCTTTGCCAAGCTTCAAACGCAGCCGCTCTAACCCAACCGGCTTTATTTATTTTTCCATCTATAGTCGTTTGAACTCTAAAAGCCGAATCCCACAAATCCTTAGCCCTCTGCCACACAGCCATAGCAGTCATCTTCATTCCCAAATAAGTCAACACACCAACTATAGTTCCCAATATAGGATGCTTGAATATGAATTCGCCAAACTTCATCAACATATTCCAAACTGAAGATGCGATATCAGCTACAATCTGTCCAATAGCTGCCCAATCACCATTGAATAGGGAGTCAATGAGCTTGAATGCACCGGATACTATATTCCAAACTACTTTTACCGCCGCCCAAACGACAGGAAGATAGTCCCATATAAATCCAGCAACGGTTTTAACTATCTCCCAAATAGTTGTTACAAGTCCCCATAAAACCTTCTTTATGAAGTTACCAGCAAACTTCCAAATCGAATATATTGCAAGTAGCGATAGAATGACAACAGCAAGAATCATCAAAGCCACTGGTAATACTACAGTGAATAGAGATATAGCTATCGACGCCATCGTTGGTATTATAGTTTTCCACATCAAACTAATAATATTTCCAACGGTACTGAATATTGGCTTTATGAAGCTGAGTGGACCTTTTATAGAGGATATCCACTTATCCCACTTCTTATTAATTTTATCAATAGACCATTCCATCTGTAGAATCTTACCGCCAAAAGGATAATCTTTTAGCTTTCTTCTTTTTTCCTCTATTTTTACAGCATCAACAACATGTGAAGGTAACTCTTCCATCCCCGTCAACATCTGCAATTCTTTATCATCAATACCAGCCAATCTATCGGCTAGTATGTAAGAATTATGCTCGTTATCTTTTGTTATGTTGATAAGATGATTGTTTAGATTCTTATTCATCGAAATGACTTCCGATATAGAATCTTTTGTTACAAACATATCAGTCTTCATAGACTTGAGGTAGTTTATAACATCCTTTATATCTTTGCTATTAGAAATTCCAGACTTACTGAGAGTAGCCGTCATAGCCAAGATAAGAGACTCTTCCATCCCCTTATCAAGCTCTTTATCATCCTCAACAGACTTACCAGTTTGCATCATCTTGACAAGAGCGGCAACGGTATCATCCGTCAACTCACCCATGTCATTCTTGATTTCAGCAATCAACTCGTCACTTAGATATTTCTTTAGTTCTTCAGAGCCACCCTCTTCGAAGAATTTATCGGATACGCCTTTTTCCGACATGTCCTTCTTAATAGACTCTATTGAATCCTGAATAGCTTTTATTTTAGCGTCATCTTTAGCTTCGGTGGCTTTATTCAGTTCTATTTGGAGACTCTTCAACTCTTTTAGACTCGACAACACTTCCTTAGCTAGAGGATCCTTTTCAGCCTCTACCTTCTTAGCATTGCTGCTATGAATCAACTTCATAGCTGTCGATATGTCTATTCCGTCCGGCATTCTTTTTTACTTCTTGCTATTGCTTGGTGAATTCAGTCCGCTCATACTCCCACCCCATACATTTGCTATTGTCTTGCAGATAATCTCTACTGCCTTCTTAGCAAACTCAAAGGTATTCTTGATGAACTCATTCTTGTTTTCAAGCTCTTTCTCAAACTTCTTTTTAAAGATGTCTTTGTAATACTCGAACTCAACACAAGATAGTTCCTCCGCCTCCCATATATTTATAGAAGGAGAGGAATATATCAATAGCTCGGCTATATCATTAAGCACCTGTTGATAGGCGCTCATCTGCATCAACTGATAAAAAAAACGGCTATATTAGCCTCTTCTTCTGAGGCATGCCCACACTTTTCACACTTGAAGGAGAATGGCAGCTTGACACCGAAATCGGTTCTCTTGATGTAGTCAGTAATCTTATCAAGATCACTAGCTCTAAGGTTTTCGAAGAATTCTATACGCTCTTCTATCTTCATAGGGACTTCGGCGGTTATATCATTCTGAGACATGATTATCTTATGGATATAACCAGTCATCATGACAAACTGACGCTCGGAAGTTAGTGTGATCTTCTTGTCAAAGATAATCTTTTCAAGCTTCTTCTCATCCTCACGGCGGATTGGACCTAGAATGAGCTTAATAGCGCCCCCAGCCACATCTATACTGCTTCCGCTCTTAGGTTCCTCGTAATTTGTGGTTACGATACTGTCCATATTGAATGGTATATCTTTGTTGATATGCTCACACTTAGGACATTGGTGTGCTAGTTTAGCAGTATCACCGGCTGCGGCTCTACGAATAGCTACGAGAACCTGATATCTTTCCTGAATAGTCAAGTCATCAGTGCTTCTGTTATCTTCAAGAGTGACATACTTTTCTATAATGTCATCGAAGTTCTTTTGGATGAGCTTTTCATCCTTAGATTCGATAGCCTTGAGGATGTCCTTCTTATCACGGACTTTCATAGGCTTTATAAAAGCCTTTCTACCACTAAAGCATAAATCAATGGCTAGTTCATCACCACTTGGAGTTGCGTAAAGCTTCTTCAAGTCTGTCACATTGAACGACGGCTTATCATCGGACATATTGTGTCTCCTATATATTGTTATTATAATATAAACTTAGTTTATTCACTTAGGCTTCTGTAAGCCTGTCCACGCATACGGATTTATATTAGGAACTCTAACAGAATCTATAGCTTTATTAATACCAGATGGTAAAAACTTTCTTATACGGAATCCCAACGGTGGGGAATATCTTAAAGGCATCCAGTTTGCATAATCAAGGAAAGTGGCAGGATCCGGTGTGTTTATATCACCTTTCCTTCCGAACGGATTGATGTTTTGGAGGAATGAAACCAATGCACCTTCTTTACTTCTTTTCTCACCCTTTGAATTATAATCAACTTCTTGGTTCCCACCGGCGTCAATGAGAAGTTGCTTATCATCAGAGGTATTGCTGATAGTTGCTTTATTAATTTTGAAATCAGATAACTTAGTATCCCAATCAGAGTTACCGTTAGCGGCTTGTTTAGCTACACCAGTATCGATGGTGATGTGAGCTTTATTAATTTTGAAATCAGATAACTTAGTATCCCAATCAGAGTTACCGTTAGCGGCTTGTTTAGCTACACCAGTATCGACGGTGATGTGAGCTTTATCTTTCTTTAGATGTGAAAAAGATTGACTATCATCAAACGGCTCATTGTTATGCTGTTTAATAGCATAATTTGGATCACTTATTCCGAAATTACTTGGAAGTGTATCATTATCTCCAACATTAGTATTTATTATATAATAATCATACGAGAATGTCACCGAAAAAGTTGATATTTCTCTGCTGGATTGATCTAAATTTACTTCACCGACTCTTGATGGATATAAACCAAAAAACTCATATCCAGAAACAACATCACCGTCTTTTGATAGCTGAAAAACTTTGACACCGCTTTTCTTATACGAACCTGCTGTAAAAGGTATCTGTCTTATAGGATCATATATTAGCGATTGCCACGCTAGGAAATTATGTCTTAGCTTTTGATACTCGTCACAAATGAAAGTCACAGTCCAATCATCAAATGTCATATGACCAGCCATCTTATATTTAGAACCTTGGAATTCAAAACCTTTATCTTCCAACGAACACGGCGGAAGTATAGTAGATTTAGCCAACATAGTCAATTGTTGAGAACTATCACTTACAGGCGGTATATCTATTTGAAAGAAGTAAGACCTAGCAGCATCACCTACGAGCGTGCGAAAGGTGTGCAGATTTATACTAGCCGCACCGGGCTTACCTCCAGTTGTACTAGACGGTGGAGAGTTATCCCCACCGCCAGTATATACCGCCTTAGATGTGCTTCCCAAGGCTAATAAAGGCATTATTTATCCTTATAATGGTCCACTCGTTGTAACACCAACAATAGCATTCGAACCCATGAATGGGATATCTGGACTGAATGCATCGGCTGGGAATGTTCCGGCAGCGACATCTGCTCCACCGCGGACGGCGAAGTAATCATACGAGAAAGTTACAGAGAACTTCTCCGGATCCTGAGCGCCGTGATCCAAGGTTATTTCTCCAACTGTCTTTGGGAATAAACCAACAAACTTATATATGAAGGTTCCCTGTCCTATACGATTCAACTGAGTAACAGTTACGTTGTCAGCCTTATAAAATAGTGGTGAACCTGCAACCTGACGCTCTGGATCGTATATTGATCCCATCCACTGTAAGAAGCGGAGGCGAATTTCGTGAGCATCGTCAACGAGGAATTCACAGTCCCAATCTCCACCCATTTCAGCGGAGGTTGCTACCTTATACTTCATTCCCTGGAAGTCGATATCGGCAGTTCCAATTGTATAGGCTGGGAGCTTTGTTGTTCTTGCGAACGCTGTCATTTCTATATCATCAGAACCAATTGCTGGAATACTGACCTGAAACAAGTGTGGTCTTGAGTGATCGCCAATAATGGTTCTGAAGTTATAAAGATTTCTATTTCCTGCTGGGAATGGCATATCTGCCTCCTGTTTCTCTTATTATTTATTAGACTCCCGATGATTTGCCGACAACCTCGGAGAAGCTTACGCCAGTCGATACTGCGGTGAATATCAACTTGATAAACTCTATTACACGATTTGGCTTGACGAGTATTTCAGCAATAAACTCGTTTCTATCAATCACTTCTGGTGTGTTGTTAGAGCTATCAGCCACAACGAGATAATCAGTTACGCCACGACGAGCCTTGATTTCGGCTAAGAATCCGTTGACGAGACTTGAGAATCTTGCTCTTGTAACATCGTCATTGAACTCGAAGAGGAAGTAGCGAGCCAACTTCTCAATCGAACGCTCCATGTGGAGGAAGAGTCTACGGACATTGATACGATCGAATGCCGAAGGCTTTGCCTGGAGTGTCTTCTGTCCCCATATAACGATTCCCTGTCCAACGAAGTTAGGAATTGGGTTGATACGGTTGTAGTAGAGAACATCTCTCTGAGCTTTGTTAGGATTGAGGGCTACTCTGTTGATACCAGAGATGATACCACGATTCAATCCTGCTGGTGCCCACCATGGGTCGTACTGGAAGTCTACGCGGGCGATGACTGCACCGACATAGCCGGTAACAGGAACCCAGCGGAACTTCTCATTGTAGAAATCGAATATCTCAAAGTATTGTCCGTATATAGCGGAGTAGGACGAATTGATATTCAACTCAGTGTTGACATAGGTTTCCATGTTTGTGTAAACTCTTGCAACTGGCTTTGCAGTTGAAGTGTTTATCATCTTTCCAACTGGCACATTGAGAAGTGCCATGCAATCCTTACGGACATTCTTGCAGATATCGTCAAGCGAACGCTTGAGGATAGTTGGATAGTCTGGATCAAGAAGGATGTCTACTTCGAGTTCTTCCTTGTTGCAGAAGTAGGTTCTCCATCCGAGTTCAATCTCACCAACGAGGTCGAAGAGATTGTCGGTAAGAGCATCTGCTCCACCAAGCGAGCGAAGTCCAGTCGAGAAGATATCATATCCAGCAGCCGAGTCTTCACTTGTTCCGATGAAGAAGTAGATGAAGTTCGAGTTGCCGTTGACAAGCTCTGGACCAAACATCTTGTTTCCAAGAGCGTCACGCTTTTCCTTCAACTTCGAGCAGAGGTACTTCTCCTGCAAGGTTCCAGCCGAGTATACCATGAGGACGAATTCATCCTGTTCAGCGGTAATCTCTGGACCGTATTCGAATGAAGTCCACTCTTCAAGCAATCCACCGACAACTTCCCATTCACCAGTCGATGTCTGAGAAGGAGTGAGGATAAGCTCATCACGGAGAATGCTGTTCGAGAGGTAATCTCCAGAATCTTCGAAGATTGGGCTTGAAGTTGATGGTGGTGTCAAACCGCCCCATACTTCATATCCAGGGTCGCCAGAAGTGGTGCCCGGAGCCGAGCCGTAGTAATACTTGTAGAGGATTGCCTGAGTTTCCTGAGAAGTAGCTGCCTGGGCAAGCTCATTCTTCAACTCGACAAGAACTGCATAGTCTTCAGCGTTAACGATGCTGACTTGAACGCCTTCGTAGAAGGGTCCAGCACCAACTGCCCAAAAGTGGAACGATTCGTTTGCGAGAGCATCGTTGTTGGTTGCTCCGAAGACAGGGTTTCCACCGTCGAATGCGAGTGGGGTAGTGTCTGGAACGTTGTCATAGGTTGCTGGGAAATACTTGGCTTCAAGTGGGGTTGCCCACTCACCAACAGTAGATCCAGACAAGCCAATTGTCAAACCAGCACAAAGGGTATCTTCATTCTCAACACGAAGAACCTGAAGCTGATTAGAACCTTCAAGGAATGCCTTAGCGGTGAAGAAGTGAGGATAGTTGACGTTATCGGGTTCGCCAAATGTATCAACATAGTCCTTTTCGGTGTTTATTAGAGTTCTTACGTTCAAGGGTCCACGACTAGATGCAACAACTATAGCACCGACAGAGGAAGTAACCGTAGGAATACGGAGCGATACATCGCGTTCGATAATGTCAACACTTGGAGAGAGATTTGCAGATCCAGCCATATTTTGCTCCTTAGTCTGTTCTATAGTATTTATAAAGGTTTACTCTTGCCTTCAAATCTATTTATTAGTTCCTAGTCAATGTTATTTATATAACTTCGAACGAGGACTTCAAGATATTACCCAATACCAAGCTGGTTTCGGAACCCCTCTAATTCTGGATCAAAATCAAAGTTTCTAGCACCCCCGGTTGCCTTCATAAAACTCTGCATAACCTCTTCATCACTCTGCTGTTCATCATTCATAGGAGCGGACTGGACATTCTTACTGAGCATAGAGTGTAAATGATCTTCCCAATATTTAGAACGGAGAGCGTATGCAGCCCAATATCCACTAGCTACAATATCATCATGGAAGCTTCTACCCTGGCGAGCCTGGAATACACCAGTCTTTACCTCTTCGAAATATGAAAGCTCAGTAACCATGTCGGAAGAGTTGATTATCATCTTCTTTTGCTCGACATCTTCCTTGAAATATGAGAGGGCTAGTGGCTTAGTCTTTACGGAAGCATTTACCCCATACTCACCCTTATCATAGTCATACCATGTATTATCGTAACCATCTTCAAAATACATGTTGTGGACTACAGTGTGTCCAAGGTGGTTGTTTTCGACTATGGCTACAGCGTTGTTATATTTCTTACATATCTCGATTATCTTGTCTTTGAAGTCAAATACAGATATATCATTACGACGGAACATGGCTACTTGTTCGTATGTTCCTTTTGTGTGCCAGTCCGTAGCATCAAATACATTAGCTACATGGAAGTCGGTGTTGGCTCCTTTAGCCACATCGCATGAAACAAGATATAGCCTATTATGGACTGGCTTCTTCCACATATAGAAACCTTCCTCTGGATAGAAAGGAGGTTCGACAGTCTTGAGCGATTCCAGCACTTCACCATCTATGAGAGTATAAGAAGAACCAGTAAAGGAGACATTGTATTCTTGTTGAAATTTAACTTTACCAATTGCCTGTATCTGAATTTCTTTCCATTTTTCATCCCTGTCAGGATGGGCGTGCCAAGGAATCTTCATGGTTTTCCACGCCGTATTTTTTGCGGATGTTGCACTCTTCCACAATTCATAGAATTTACCAGCGGTTCCGTTTGGAGTAGATACCACTATGATATTACCACCAGTGGAAAGAGTAGGATAGTTAGCAACCCAAAATTGTTCAGCTATGTTTTCAGTGACGAACGCAAACTCGTCGAGAAACAGTAATGATACCGATTCACCACGAATAGCGTCTTGCGAAGTGGCTCTTGCGAATATTCTACTTTCGTTTTCAAACTTCATTTCCAACTGATCATACTTTTTTACCCCAGGTTTCAACCACGCCGGAAGCATCTCATAGCCCTTTTTTATATCATCAACTATACCAATAGCTGTGGATTGTTTGTTAGCAAGTATTGCAATATTTTTTGATGGGTTGAAAATAGAAAACCAAAGAAGATAAATGGAGGCGCAAGTTGTCTTACCAAGCTGACGGGCTGCCATTATGAGATTCTGGCGATTGTTACGCATGTTTTCCAGCATTTCACGCTGAAATGGAAATAGCTTGATAATTTCTTCTCCGCGTACAGGATGTATAATAGTATAATATTTCTCTGCGAAATACGTTATATCGCTTGCACATCTGGCAAGTTCTTGAAGCATATGAGCAGTAAACTCAATTTGCCTACCCGGTTTTACAATGTATCTATCATCATATTGAATTGGCATTTGGTTTCTCCCATATGTATCTTATTTTACCACAATCATATATTTTATAGTATTTCCCACATCTAAAAATGGCTTCTTCTTCTGTTTCGCCTTCATTTATCATATTCTTTTTTTGTAGCTCGGATTTACGGAAAGCAAAACGATGCCTCCGCATCAGATTGCATTTTTCAACATAAAAGTAACTCGGAGAAGAAATTCCATCATTTCTAAATCCTAATACCTCATACATATTACCGTTTGAAAAAGAGTTGTCCGCATAAGAGACGATGTTTGTAGGCAATTTATCCTTTATAAAATTACTGAGAAGTCTTGATGCTCCACCCACAACAACACTATTTAAAATAGTAGCATATCTGACCAATTCCCACTCGTATTTTTTACTTTTTGTTGCCTTTGAAAAAGACATCAAGGCAACCAGTGTTTTATTATAAAAAAGACCGTAAGAGATACTTGATGAACACCACCCTTGAATGTGGTTTTTATTATAAAATTGTTTTTGTAAATAAACGTCTCCAACTTCACCTATATCACATTTACGGGCAAATATTTTATTATCAGTTTTACCTAATATATTTTTTATTTTATCTTTTATAATGTCTTGTTTATGTATCCACTCATCTTCAAATATATGAAGGAGGCGTATACCATTTTCTTTGCATAAATTTGTTTTATTATAATGATATTTAGCGTTTTTATACTCTGATGAATGCCAGAATACTCCGTTAAATTCTATTGCTAACTTTTTATCCGGTAAGAATATATCTATTTCCCCATCTATAATATCTCTGTTATTTCTAATAACATCAGAATCATATATACTTCTAATGAAATTATATATTTCGGTTTCTTGTGAAGAAAACGGAGCCATTTTAGGTTTACAAATACTACACGGGCTACTATTTACAGCAAATCTACTGTATATGAATTTAGTAGATTGCCATTCTTGATTGCCACAAATATTACAAATGTAATTAGTTCCGCAATTTTTATGTTCAATAACTTTTAATTTATGTTTAGAAAACTCGTCTTTTATATATGCCGAGTATCTTTCTATTTGGGAATCTGATATTTTTTCAGAGTTAACATAATTAATATTGCCGTATTTAGAAAATTTTGTATTTCTGGATTTATCCAGTATTGCTAATTTCTCTTCCTTGGGTTTTTCACTCCAAGTCTTTTTGAATTTTTCTCTATTAGTAAAATTAGAGTCGCCATATTTTTCAATCTTTGTAAGTTTTGCTTTTTCTATATTTACAAAATTTTCATTTCCATATTTTTGTAATTTTGTTTCTTTTATAGTGTTTTTTATGCTTTCATCATTCATTCTACAGAATAGATTGTTGCAATACTTGTGATAACCTTTAGTTATGCTAATAAATCCTTTTTCATTTCCGCACTTCTTACATATGTTTTCTTTATTAACCATTAAGTAATTATCGTAATATTCTTTACCACTAATATTATGTATTTTTACCAAGTGGTTTGAAACAAAAACTTTATATCCAGTATATTTTGTCTTCTCACCACAGTGCTTACAAACTATACCCTTTTCTAAATGTTCCCTCTTCTTGTCCAAAAATTCATTATTTTTCTTAACTATTTCGTCAACGTCGGCAGAATTGAATAAAAACATTCTTCCTTTTTTTGTAAAAGGTAATTTTCCCACTTTTCTCCAATAGTCAACTGTCTGTGGTTTGACTTTGCATATTTTTGCAACATCACCTGTTGTAATAAGTTGTTTATCCATATACTTATTTATATCACAAACCAAAATTTTTCAATGATATTTTTTGGATTACTCAGTATCCTCTGAAAATGGTGTTCCTGGCGACTCTCTGTTCTTCTTTTCCTCTTCTACAATAGCGTCTACTTCTTTAGCATTGTCAAAGCCTTGATTTCTAATAGCCTTGAGAGCGTCTGTCATAGAACCTATAACCAATATATTACCACTACCATTTGCATTAGGAAGATTTGCAGTAGCCGACTTTTCCTTGATGTCTACTTTACGCTTTTCAAGCCCGAGTTTTATCTTATCATTCTCAACATCACCAAGCTGCTTGACGGCTGCCGTTACTGCGTTAGCCATAGCTGACATACATTCAACCGCTCTACCACTTGGATCTTGATTCATCTCATCCTGCATGGTTCTCAGCGCAGTCAATCCTATGGTTGTCAACTCCTTAAGAGTTTCCTTTATGAATTTCTCGTCGCCACCCTCTTTCAACTTCTCCAATCTGGCTACTATTTTGTCAGCCTCTTGCTTACGCTCCAGATAACGCTTGCGATTCTCTTCATCCTGCATACCCTTTTGCGTCTTGGGGGAAGGACCGGAATCAAAGTCTTTCATCTGATCAGAGATGTCGAGAATCTTATCTATTTTGTCTTTTGATATTTTACTCATAGGTGTCAACTATTATTATACTGATTATCTAAACCGTCCTGCACATCTTTATCTGGAACATTGTAAAGATAACCGTTTTGTGGTGTTTCATTTGGATTTGGTGGATTTGGATTGGTGCCAGTGAGAGGATTATCTGGATCCAATCCATCGTGATATGTCCAACCCATATAATCTTCCATGTTCTCGTCAAACTGAACTTTATAACTCCATATCTTCTTATCCATGTCGAGATAGTTGGGGGAACCCGAAACTTCTGGAATTGTGAATGCGGATATTTCCGTACCATCGACATTTGGATCGACTGGATTTCTTCTGGACATATCTGCACCGATACGAGTGGTGATGCGCTTGATTGGTTTACTAATTGGAAGCTGCGGCTTGTAGAAATTACACTCCATCTTGAATGTGAGGTTACACTGGAGAACTCGTCTGTCAGGATCGGCTAGTTCAACAACGAAGTTTGGGGCTACGGATTCAAGAACAACTTTTACCTGTCTTTCATTACCTATACCACGCTCATAGAGAGATACGGGAGCTTCAGGATTGAAGAATGGAAGTATGTTCTCAAGTATCTGAGCCATATCGTCCATATACTTAGTCCACACAGTTAGCTCAAAATTCAAGTCATATGGAACCGTCTGCATATCCATGATAGCTTGTGGATTTTCTTGATCCTCGTAATCTACAATTATTCTTCTTTTCTCTAACTGCCCACGCTGTCTTTCAGTGTTTCTTGACAATCCATTCCAAGCAATAGAGATGCGGGGAAGAAAGTTTGGTGGTGTCTTATCTGGAGTTGACGGATCGGCTATAAGTTCTGCTACGACTTTTTCTTTAGGAGCGAGTGTTACTGGAACAGGCTTCCAGCCAATAGCTTTACCATCTTTGTCGTAGTTTATTATAGACATCTCATTGAATATGTCGGAGAATGCACTAATATGCGTCCAGAGAACTTTATTGTAGAAAGTAATTGTACATAAAGTACTTACCCGCCTTTCAGAACATTATTAATTACGCTCTGTATTCTGTCCCACGAATACGAGTATGGTATTTCTACCAAGTTAATACCTACATCATTGCAATATTTTCTTAAAGAGTTGTCACGCTCAACTTGTTTTTCAAATCTAGTTTGTCCACCAAAATATTCAACTGGATGGTAGTGCTGCTTACCGTTATATTCTATGACGGTATTTTTTGTTACTAAATAAAAATCAACTATAAACTTTCTATTATTGGTTTTTATTTCTTTGTGGTACTCAAAATTTTCATTGTTTTTTTTTAATAAATTTAATATATCTTTCTCTCGTTTATATGTCTTTAGATTTGGATTTCCGTAACCTCTAAATATGTTGTTTGGTAGACATTTCCAAATATCTCCAGTTTCCAGACACACCCACTCTATCGGAGTATCTTTATCTATGTAATTACCTATTCTTTTTATTTTTCTATTTTTCATTCTCTCATCAATTACTTCATTTGTTATTTTAATATGATTATGTTTCCCGTTCTTTTTATAATTGGAAACCACATTTGCGGGAGTGTCCATCCAAACATACCCATTAGCGTCCATCCATTCAATTGAATGGTTGGCTGTAACATAATCTCCTATTCTAGTTATTCCGCTATTTTTCAATCTGCTATCAATTATACGATTGTCTAATCTTCTTTTTCTATTATTACACATTGGACAGATTTGTTTACTATTCTTTATTCTTTCAGTAATACTACATAGATATGTATAAAATTCCTCTTTACATTTATTACAATAGAATTTTATCTTACTAGCATTATTAGTATAATCACCAATTCTAACAACATCAAAATCCGATGTCAACATATCTATATATTCATTATCTCTTTTATTCATATATGTATTATTTATAGTGAATACTCCCACTCCCCTAAAGGGAGTGGGCTTCTAGGTGGAGTTTCAACCACCAAAGATTATATACCTAATCTTACCTGATTTGTTTTTGTTAAGTTTCTTTCTACATAAGTAGTTGTATATTATAGAGTTATAA